GTTATTGGTAATAGTGCTAATCCATACTTTTTTGCCTTCAAGCCTTGTGTAATTGATCAGATGTCTGTTAACTATGCTCCATCAGGACAGCCATCGTTTGTAAGAGATCAGAATAATATGCTTGCTCCGATGGAAGTAGAGATTACACTAGTACTAAAAGAAATCGAAATCTGGACTACAGAGCCAGGCGATAAAAGATATGTTGCGAGAGGATAAACATGTTTGACTCAGGATACTTCGGTAAATTTCCAGTAATTCCATATGCAAATCATAACGTAAAGCATATATTCTTACGTTCTCGTTTTTTTGAAGGTATTAAGAAGAATGAGTTTAACCTTCTTCCATATACTGTTAAAGAGGGTGAGAGACCAGATACACTTGCCTATAACTATTACGGTAATTCAAAACTGTCGTGGATGATCTATCTTGTAAACGAAATTTATGATCCCTATTTTGAATGGCCGATGTTTGGAATAACATTTGATAATTTTATAGTAGAAAAATTTGGTAGCATTCAAGAAGCAAAGAACAGAATTAAATATTGGCGTGTAGAATGGACGTCAGACGAATCACAACTTCTAGAAGGAAATTTTGATAGCCTTCCTGCATCTAAGAAAAAGTATTGGGTTCCATTTATTGGATTTAATAATAGAATTAACTACTATGAACGAAAGAAGGTAGACTGGATTGCTACAACTAATAAAACAGTTACAATCACCACTACTTCAAATACTGATGATATTGCACTAGGGGAGAGAGTATCACTTGCCTCAAACACTCAGGTAAACGGAGTGTTGACATTTGTGAGTAATAACTCGATTGTTCTTAGCCATGTTAATTACACATTCCCTCTTGGTGCTAATCTAGTAAGTAATACGTCTAAAGTTTCTATTACTACATCTTCAGTAGTAAACAACTCAATTGTAAATACTATTTCTGCAGAGGAGCAGGAGTATTGGCAACCTGTTACCGAATATCAATACTATCAAGAGTTAAATGATCAACGCAAAGAAATTAGATTGGTTGATAAACAATATGCTGGCGCACTTGATGCCATTTTAACAGACTTACTGAGATAATAATGAATAGCTTTAAGCCTGGAATTGCACAAATTAAAAATGTCTATATTACTACTAGAAATAGAGGTACTGTAGATATCTACCCTCAAGTAAAGTCTATCAACGTGTATGAAGACATTACTAAGCCATACCTGTATGCTGAAATCTATATGAACGATTCGATCGGTCTATTAGATGGACTTCCTATTGTTGGTGAAGAGGTAATTAAATTTTCCGTAACTACAATGGGGTTAAGTTCTTTTATGGATCTTACCTTTGTTGTCTATCAAGTTGCGTCTGGCCAACAGGGCGATGTAGGTAAGAACGCGCAATATGTTTTAAAATGCGTATCGAAAGAAATGATGGATAATGTATCTGTAAGAGTAAGTAAAGCCTATAATGACACTATTTCAAACATGGTATCTGATATTCTTAGAAACTACTGTGGATGTCAGAAGCCAATCACGATTGAAGCAACCAAAGGCACACAGGAAATTATTATTCCAAACTTACACCCATATCAAGCTATCGACTTTTTGAGACGAAGAGCGGTGTCTAACGAGAATACTTCGTCATCTTATGTCTTTTTTGAGAATCAATATGGTGTATTCTTTTGTACTATGGAAAAGTTAATTCAATCAGGTGTTGTAGGATCAAGAGTGTTTAGATGGATGCCTACAGCTGATGTAAGTGCCGATCAATCTCAAGCATTTAGAAGTATTATAGAATATACTCAGGCATCTCGTTTTCAAGCTGTGGATAAGCTTAATAAGGGTGTAGCTCAAAATACTTTGGCATTTGACTTCTTAACCGGGTCAATCATTCCTACAAATTATAATTCACAACAAGGCGGTATGACGTTTATGGGAGGTGTTCCTACTAACAGCGCTGCTTTCTATCAGACTGCAGGTATAACTAAATCGATAACTCCAACACCAGCTATCGTTCCTAAAGATACCTCAAAACCAGAGACATACATAGAGTATATGCTAAACGCTAGAGAAGTATATACTACACAAGTTTCTCAAAATAAAACTAATATATTAGTATATGGAGATTGTGGATTGAAAGTGGGTGATATGATTACATTGGCGCTGCCTGATCCAATGGCCAGCAGTAAGACTACATCAAGCTTGGTATCGGGTAATTACATGGTGGCAAAGGTGAGACATATGTTTGAAAAGGAAGGTGAATTGATGCATAAAATGTCTTTGGAAACAATCAAAGGTGACTTTAATAAATCTGCAGGAACGGTGTACGCATAATGACTACTAGAGCATTTGGACAAGATATTAGATTCTTTTTTGGAGTTGTAGTAGATAGGGCTGACCCACTTCAACTAGGACGATGCAGACTACGAATTTTAGGAATACACTCATTTAACGAAACAGAGGTGCCTACCGCCTCTCTTCCATTTGCGATTCCTATCTCTAATCTTAATAACCCTCCTTTTAGATCTGTGGGTACTGCGCCTCTTGGTCTTATTGTGGGATCGGTAGTATTAGGATTTTTTGCTGATGGTCCGGAAGGACAAATTCCATGTATGCTAGGTGTTCTCCCATCTGTTCCTGGTGGTGTAAGAAAAGACGAAAAAGGTAATGTAGATCCTCAGTCTCTTATATCTGATATGCCATTCAGTGCAAGAGGAATTCCTGACTATTTACAACAGCCGGGTTGGAAGCCTATTGCAGGAGAACCTCCTTCGTACTTTGCTGGTTCGTCAGCATATCCATATAATAAAGCCTCACGTACTGAAGGCGGCCATGTTTGGGAAGTAGACGATACACCAGGTAAAGAAAGATTATTAGTCGGTCACGCTACAGGCACCTATTGTGAGATAAGTAATGATGGTAGAAAAGTATTTAGAACTGTCGGTAACGACTTTAACGTTGTTAAAGAGAACCGTATTGATTACATTACTAAGAACCTAATTATTCAAGTTGGTGAGAACATCGTTCAAATTGCTAACGGTGCCATTATTATGAACTCTAATTCTGCGATAGCTTTTACCGCCAGGGGCCCTATGATGATGGCATCGCAAGATTCAATTACTATGGTAGCCCCTAAGATAAACATAAACTAACATGGCTACACAAGTAACAAGAGCAGACAAATATACCCAAGTACCTAGATCGTCTGAGACGTCTAGCGATTTTCATGTGGATTTGGATATTCATCCAGATACCCTAGACGTGCTTCGTCTTACAAATGAGAACGCTGTAAAGCGCTCCATTCGCAATCTGTTGCTTACTAATAATTACGAGCGCTTTTTTGATCCTATAATGGGATGCAATATTACTGCTATGTTATTTGAGCCAGTTGGTCCGGCGATAGAGCAGCAACTTAAAACAACTATAGAAACTACTATTAGAAATTACGAATCAAGAGCGGCGATTGAAGACATTACAGTTAAAGCATCTCTAGATGAGAATGCATATCTCGTATCATTAAAATTTCGCATCCTAAATAAGGTAGAGCCCGTTTCTATGGATTTCAAACTGTATAGGATCAGATAATGCCATCCCAATCAACACTCAATCTGGCAACGTTAGACTTTGATGAAGTCAAAGCTAACCTTAAGTCGTTTTTAAAATCACAGGACAAATTCAAAGATTATAACTTTGAAGGCTCTAACATGTCTGTTCTTATGGACCTGTTGGCGTATAATACGTTCTTGAACGGCTTCTATCTTAATATGATTGCTAGTGAGATGTTCTTAGATTCAGCACAGCTAAGAGATTCAGTAATCTCTCACGCAAAAGAATTAAACTATATTCCTCGCTCATTTAGATCGTCAAGAGCAGAGATTGACCTATTTGTTTATCCTTCTACTAACAACGTTCTAAACGTTACTATTCCAAAGGGAACATCGTTTTCTTCAAGAAACGGGTCAAACGTATTTTCATTTGTTACTCAAGAGAATATAGTTATTACTGATAAGAATGCCAACGGAGCATTCTTTACTCAAAAGCTTCCTATTTTCGAAGGTACATATGTCACCGATCAATTCGTGATGGACTATTCTCTTCCAGTACAGAGATTCCTTCTATCTAATCCTACTATTGATATTTCATCGATTCTAGTAACCGTTACAGAAAATGCTGGTTCAAACACTATTATATACAGCCAGGCAGAATCTCTATTTAACGTTGGTGCAACCTCTTCAGTCTATTTCTTACAGCCGGCTGAGGGCGATAGATATGAAATTCTATTTGGTGACAATACCTACGGAAGAAAACCTGTGAATGGTGCAGCCGTTCTAGCTGAATATAGAATCTCTTCTGGTGAGCTTCCAAACGGTTGTCGTGTGTTCGTTAATGACGGTAATATTGATGGACATGCCAATGTACAAATTATAACTCGTACGTCAGCTAATAGAGGTGCTGTTGCAGAAAATACTAATGAAATTAGATTCAATGCTCCAAGACACTTTCAAACTCAAGAGCGTGCGGTTACAGCGTCTGATTACGAAACTCTTCTTATTAAAAATTATCCAGAAATTCAAGCTATTGCCGTGTATGGTGGTGAGGAAGCTACCCCTCAACAATACGGTAAAGTTTTTCTTTCTATCGACATTAAAGACGCTGATGGAATTCCTGACTCTAAGAAAGCAGAATATATTGCGTTTCTGAAACCAAGAACCCCGGTTTCTATTGAGCCAATCTTTATTGATCCTGAATTTACATTCGCACGAGTAGAGACTACTGTAAAGTATAATTTTACTACTACATCTCTTTCACCTAATGATATTAAGACACAAGTAGTGGGTGTTATTGAACAATATAATATTGGCAATCTATCTGACTTTAAAGTTAAACTCCGTAATTCAAAACTGCTAGAAGAAATTAACAACGCCCATCCATCCATTGTTTCGGCAACTTGCGATCTCAAACTAATTAAAAAATACAGACCTACCCTCAACACAGGCGGTCTAACATTCACAATTAACTTTGGTACTGCACTTAATAACACATATTCTGCTTTACCAGAAAACCATTCCGATCTACTAAGAAAAGCACTTACATCTTCACGCTTTACTTACGAAGGCAAGAAATGTACCTTAGAGGATGACGGTGCAGGTTCTGTCCGTATTGTATTTACCGAAAATGCTGTAACTAAGACTGTTGCGGTTATCGGTGATATTGACTACGCAACCGGTCGAGTAAACATTCGAAACTTTAACATTTCTCAATTAGAAGGTGATGATTTAAAAATTATTGCCGAGCCTTTAGAGAAAGATATTGAGACTGGTCAAAACATTATTCTTGAAATTAAAACAGAAGATATTATCGTAACAGTTAATGCAGTAAGAGAATAATGAAAGAGATAGAAACCCTTTTAACGCCTTTTATTAGAGAGCAGTTCCCTTCCTTTTATAAGGAAGAGGGGCCGAACTTTATTGAGTTTGTTAGAGCATACTATGAATGGATGCAACAAACCGATAAGGTAAATTACTATATTCGTAATCTGCCCGAATTCAAAGATATTGATCTTACTCCTGATTCTTTCCTAGTACACTTTAAAGAAAAGTATGCTAAGAATATTCAGTTTAACATTGAAACAGATAGAAGAACGCTTCTAAAGCATGCTCTAGAACTATACCGTTCAAAGGGCACAGAGAGGGCGTTTACTTTATTTTTTAGATTAGTATATGGTGACGATCCAGAAATCTATTACCCATCAGAAGACATCATGTCTTTGTCTTCAGGAAAATGGAACAAGCCTGTCTATCTAGAGCTATCTTATTCACCAAGAACAAAAGATTTTGTTCGTAGACAAATTAGAGGACTAACCTCTGGTTCTACGGCGTTCGTTCAATCGTACTATAAAAAGCGCGCATCTGGTAAGTATATTGACATTATCTCTTTAACTAATCTCTCTGGTGACTTTGAGACTAACGAGATTATTACTGATGATGGTACTGTAGTAGACTGTCCAAAAATCATTGGGTCACTATCAGATCTTATTATTCTAGATGGTGGTGCAAATTATTCTGTCGGTGATATTTTAAATATCTCCGGAGGTGGTGGTATTCTCGGCAGGGCTCGAGTTGCTGCAACTGCTAATTCAATCGGTGCGGTTGATTTTAGTATTGCTGATCAAGGATGGGGATATTCAACCCAAAACAACACCTCAAGAGTATATGTGGCAGAAAAGATTCTTTATCTTGCTAACATTGATCTTTCCCACGTTCAAACCGTCGGTGATTTTTATCCTAACACTACCGGGGAATATCTATTCCTTGATACTATTACACAACCTAAAATAAAAATTAACGCTAATAACTTTGCTGGAAACGTTAATAGTACCGATATTGTAAATGGGCTTTCAATCACTCAATATTATGCAAATGGTGCTAAACAAGCAAACGGCTATCTTCTTGAAATAACACCTGCAGCTGCAAACGTTATTACATATACTGTTGTTCCTAATATTGGCACCTTTACAGCTGGTGCTGGTAATACCGTTTGGTTAGGCAATTCTTCTACAGCTAATGCGATAAGCGCAACTGCTAACTCAATTACTAACACAACACCATACGGTGAGGTAATAGATGTAACGTATACTTATGAGCCTTCTACTAACAACTATTCTGCTGTAATGATGTTAGTTGGCGTATCAAATTCTACTGTTACAACAGCATTTTCAAATACAGTCGGTAACGTTGTAAGAGCATTGTATTCTAATGTGTATGGAACATGTACCGAGGTAGAGCTTCAAGAAATTGTACTTGATGCGTCTTTTGATGTAGGTGAATTAGAAAACCAAGAGGACGTTAGAGTAAATAGCGATATTATTGCTGAACCACCAACAACTGTTAAACAACTAGTAGTTGCTAATTCAGCTGGAGCATTCACAGTAGGTGAGATTGCTAGACAATCTTCATCTATTTTCGGAAACGTAGCTGAATATAGAAGCCTTGGCGGTAATAATGCTTTAATTTTTCTCAATAATACTAATGGTGTTTTTTTGAACAATCAAACCTTAACTGGAGATTCTTCAGGAAGAACTGCAAACGTAACAACTATTATAAGTGCTCCTTCTGAATACGATTCAATAGCGCTTAATGCTAACGGATATATGCTTCCAAAACAGCCAGGGGCTAATCTTAACAGTATTATTTTAACCGGGTTAACTTTCCTCAACCAGACTATTGGTTCGGCCAATACTATCGTTAATCTAGACAGAGGTGAGGGATATACAGTTCCTCCAAAAACTAAAGTTGTTGATATTCCTGTTTCATCACTTGATCTAAAAGATTACGTTGTTTTTATTTCAAATGCAACTGGTGTTTTCTATAATAATGAAATAGTTTCAAATACTATTTCTGCAAATACATTTAGATTGAATGGTGTGTCTGGTTCGTTTGAGAATAACGATCAAGTATATCAATTAAACGGATCATTAGTAGAAATTGCTAACGGATTCGTTGTTAAAACTGTAGGCTCATCTCTTTTTCTCAAGGATATACAAGGTACATTTAATAATACTTTTTCTCTGCTGAGCAGATCTGGATCAAATACAGGTACATTCTCTAATACCTCTTATTCTAATCTGACATCTATTGCAAAGGGTTCGGTTCGTACAGATACAGCAAATACCTCATTTGTTAGACTGAGAAGATATTCTATTAATGAAAGCTTTAAGGCTGGTATGACTATTACCGGTCAAGACTCTGGTTTTGATGCTTATGTAGATAGAGTAGAAGAAGATAACAGCGTGCAAGTAGCTGGCAACAATGCCGTTATATTATCAGATACTAAAAAAGCGTCTGGTGTTATTACTGACGTACAAATTATTAACTCCGGATATGGATATGTTGGAAACTCTTCCGTAGAAGTGTTACCTGTCGAAGGTACTGGTACAGGTGGTGTGGCTCGTGCAGAAGTTAAAAAACAAGGCGTTTCAGAAGGCTCATACGCTTCCAACAAGGGTTTCTTATCTGGAGATAAATATCTACCAGACGGACATTATTACCAAGATTTCTCGTATGAGATTAGATCTGCTATTCCGGTATATAAATACGATACTATTGTTCGAGATACCTTACACGTAGCTGGAACCAGATT